GCTATTGATGATGAAGGAACATATGTGTTTCCTCTACCTAATAAAAATGTTGCTTCGCCAATTCCTGATCCTGATACTGTAATATCACTATCTACTTCAGCATATACTGATGTAAATGAACCTGTAATAGTTGCACTTCCACCTGCTCCAACATTAGTAGCACCTGTAAAATAACTATTTACACTAGCTGATGTTACATAATCAATGTTATTGATACTATTAGCGTATACATAAGTACCTACTGTACCTGCAGCAAATGTAATAACTGAAGCTGATACTGTGCTAGTAACACCTTGTAATTGAGAATAAGCAGTAGCACTATTAGCTGCTGAAGCACTAGTATTAAATACTGATGATGCTGTAGCTGCAAAATTAGCTGCTGATGTTGATTTAGGAATACCATTGATGTAAATTGTATCTGCTGTATTAGCTAATACTGTTGATGATGTTACGAACGTAATATTAATTCCGTTAACACCGAAGGTACCCGCGTTAGATGCAGAGTAACTTGAAGATACATACGCTACGTTAAGACTAACTGAAGCCGAAGTAGCTAGGGTTCCTATGTTTGCTGGAATTGATCCAGAAATTATTGTGATTGCCATGTTATGTTATATTTTTAAATTAATTAATTGGTTGTCCTTGTCCAGCTTCGTTTATGTTAGGATCGTTTACTATATCAGCTCTTTCAATTTCTGCTTCTAATATATTATCTTCTCCAACTTCTGATTCAGTACCTGTTACTACATCTACTTCTTCTTTACCGTCACTGTATAATTTTAATTGTTCAACGCCTAAAATATAATCAGGACCATAATTAACTTTAAATATTTCATCAAAACAATCTAAAATTGCTTGTTGAAATGGTCTAATTACAGTATTAGTGAATAATAAATAAGCGTCCATTGTCTCATCTCTACCACCTAATTGACCTTCGGTTTTAATACCTAACATCATTGGCGAAGTAATTCTATGAGCTGTTAATATTTTTTGTGTTACTAAATCGTTTATAGTTGTATAATACTCATCAGTACCGTTTGATGCTATAGGAGTAATTACTGGTGCGTTTTCTGGGCTGTCAACGTCCATATAAATTAACGATCCTGCATTTTCAGTTCCACCGTATTGATTACGAAGCATAATTTCAATTGCTTCTCTTTCTTCTTCGTTTGCGTTTGTAAACGTAGTAATAGCTACTGATGGTACTACACCATTAGTAATATTATTTAAGTGAAAATTATCTACTTGAGCATCTAATTCAATCACTTTTAACGCACCAACATAATCAGGTAATGGATAATATCTCATTCCTGGTCTGTAAGCGTGATAAACATAAACTTGAGATGGCTCTTCTAATTTTGTGTTTGGATTGTATGCAGGTAAATAAGGAATATCTTCTAATGATTGATTAACAAAACTATTAATACCATTCCATTCATCCCAGATAAAAAATCCAGGTATTTTACCTCTTAAGTTTTTTTCTTTTGCTCTTAAATAAGAGAAATCTATATGATAGACTTCAGCGATTTTCGTTCTGTCTTTACTCCAGATAATTTCTAAAGCAAATCCACCAAATAATTTTAAATCTTTAGCTACTTTTTTAAATATGTCATTCCATGACTCATTATCGTAGTTAGCAAAATCTAATGTATCAGGTCTATCTGAAGTTAAACCGTTACCAACAATTGCTTCAACAGTTGCATTTACGCATGTACCATGAATTGATGAATAGTTCATCAAATCAATCAATCTGTTAGGGAAACCATTGTCAGATCCGAAACTAATAAAAAACTTATCCTTACGTTCAATTAAGCTAATGCGTTCATTAGTCTTATTATTACGTGGAATAGTTTTAAATGTGTAATTATTATTTTTAGCCATTATTAAGGATGATTATAGGTAGTATAAGTACCGCCGTTCGTTGGTGATAAATATTGGGTAATATTATATCCATTGCTTCCAGATACAAATGCTCTTTCAGTTAATAATAAATTACCATAACCTGCACCACTACTATTAGTCCAAGTAAAATTAGCGTTAGTCCAAAGTACATTAGCTGTATGCCAAATATAATTACTACCACTAGGTACATATTCGTATATTGAAACGTTATATAAACCAGTTGGTGCTGGTGCTTCGCTTCCTGAAGTTGAAAATATTAACCAAGGAGTAGTTGGACCAACAGTATTAAGTAATGTAGCTACTACACCTTTAGTTTCCGACTTATCATAAGCCTGGACAAAATCAAGTAATAAGGTATTTGTTCCTACTGTAGCTGGTATTTCTGGAATGACAGCATTTGAATTAGTAGTAAGCGAGGTATCAAATTGAAGCATGTATTATTTGATTATTTCGATTACGCAGGGGATTATGCTTTCGCATAACCCCCGTTGTAACCTAATTTGAGTGGTTGTCGTTAATTAGTAAGATACGATAGTAATACCGCTTAATGAACCTGTGAATGATGTAGCTGAGCCACTTACTTCACTTGCTGGATTAGGTTCGTTACCTGTGAATACTAAATTGTATCCATTCAAGTCACTAAACGCTGTACCAGTTTGAGCAGTACCACTTAATAATTGTGAACCGTTGATTTGTCCCATTAAGAACCAACGAGCGGCTCCATTTTCGCTACCGTTTTGTGTTTCGATAACGATTTGTAAATTTGGGTTTTGAGCTAATACTCTAACTTGGTTTCTAGTTGCTGTTTGCATTTTAAAGAATACACATGTTGCAGTTTGGTTATATACAATTGTGCCGTTCTCTGGAGTTGCTACTAATTCCTCAGTATAGTTAGATGTTTGTCTAAATAATTGGAATTCGTAAAATACGCCGGAACCAGAGATTGCTGTAATCAATCCCTGGCTTCCTGAAACGCTAGTAATAGAACCAGAAAGAATATATATGCTTTTTAAACCACCGGTGTTATCGCGGCAGCCTAATTGGAATCCTGATGTTATATCGCAAGCCATATATTTTCTAGTTTAAATTGTGAATAAATAAATTAATTATGCTTGATCATTAGATACCCAGAACTCAGGATATGCAATGTTAACACCTAATTTAGTTGAAATTCTGTGACGTAATGTATCAGTATTGATATCATACCACAATTGGAATTCTGTAAAGTCAGATAATAAATCTGTACCTACAACAATTTGCTTAGCAGGGCCTAATACGATACGGTTTGTACCTTGTAAACCTACAGTACCAACAACTTTAATGTTTGATTGGAATGGGTACATCATTTCTAAAATACCGCCTCTGTTAGTGATAGACATTGGATCGAACCAGAAGTTATTTGCAGCTCTTAAACCAGCTACGTAGTTACGGAAGTTAGTAACTGACATGAAGAAAGTTAAATCTTCTCTATCTGCTACATCACTAGGTGAGTTAGCAATCATTGTATCCATTTGAGTAAGGATAGTTGCTGAAGTTGGAGCTGAACCAGTAACTGAAGCTGGAACAACAACACCTGAAGTTGAACCTGAGATAATTACTTTTAATCCGTTAGTAGCACATGTTCCACCGTAAGTAGAAGATGAACCAGATACTTGTAACCACAAGAATTGGTCGTTTGCTTTTTGGAATTGGTTAACTAACAATTCAGAATACTGAGTTGCTAATGCGAAAGTTTCGTTGTAAGATCCTGGAGCTAAAGCTGAGATACCTAAGTATTTCTTATCTAGATCTTTCAAACATAATGCATCGAATGATGTACGAGGACATACTTCGATTGTTCTTTGAGTAAAGGTAGCTGAACCTGATGCAGTAGATACACAAGTACCATTTTGCATGTATAAGCTAACTTCGAATAGGTTAATTGGTTCTTGATATTTAACACCTTCTTGGATTGTTACATATTCAACTGTTGAACCAGCGTAAACCATTTTGATAATCAACTCACCAGCTATCTGGTTGTTGAAATCTGCTAATGCTGAGACGTTTAATGACATAGTCGTTGTTGTTTAATTGTTTTTTTTAAAATTATTTATTTTTGTTTTTCATTAACTCACGAGCCATTTTAATTGCTGTGTCGTTAGTTGCGGTTGAAAATGAATCCATTTTTGTTTTACCTGCAGTAGCCATTGTCTTACTTGACGCTGGAGCAGCAGCTAATTCTTCAAATTTAGTTTTCATTTTAGCCATTTCTTCTTTCATAGAAGCCATTTTCTCGTCGATCATAGCCATTACTTCTTCTACTGTAGGTCCCATTTTCAAATCATCTACTTTAGTAGTAGCGTTTTGAGCTGTAGTACCTTCAACTTGTGAAATAGCTGGATCAGCCGCGAATTCTTCAGAAGCCATTTCTTCTTCTTTATTGCCTTCAGGAGACTCAATTTCAACTACTGAAGAACCTTCAGTTTTGATTGTAGTTCCGTCTTCAAGCTTGTGGTATCCGTCCGGTGCAAGTGACTCTTGACCTTCTTCAGTTACAACTTTTACTTCATCACCTACCTTTAATGTGTCACCTGGAAATACAATTTTGAACGCTTTGTTCTCATCATATAATTCACCGAATTTTTCTTCGGTTTTTTCAGTAACAGTTTCAGGATAGTCAACTAAGTTAAAATGTTGTTTAACCAATTCTTTTAATTGATCTTTGTTCATAGTAATTTAGGGTTTTTTAATTGATAATACATATTGACTGTTTGTTCTCTCTTTTGCCATTTGTTGATAACATATAGCTGCCGCTTGTTTTAGCGGGTATTCGCCTTTGAGTTTGGCGATACACTTACCTAGAAATTCATCTTTAGGTATACCTTTGCGTCTATTTGGAATAGGCATATTATTTTATAGTTAGTAAGTTATTATAGAAGAAACCCTCAACACTAAATCCTTTGACTTTACCCGTTTTAACATATTCGTTCCATATACGACCATTACCTACTTTGTAGATACCATACCATTCACCTAATACAGGTGAGAAACCATATAACGTTGCTTTATCATGTTCTGGATCTTTAACAATCCATGTCTCAACTAAGTAAACATCATCAACTGAATCAGCCATATCGTGTTCGATATTAACTTTATCAACTAATTTGTCTTGCATCATTTTATATGCGATTTTTTCAATCGTTTCAGCAGTAAAAAATACTTGATATTCTTCACCGTTTTCATCTAAACGTGTTATTAATTTACTTGGCGTCATTAATGGACCAACTAACATTTGTTTTTCTTGTAATTCAGCAGCAAAATTATGTTTCTTACCTGATGATGCTTCATTGATAAAATTAGGTAATGCGTTAACATTAATATCAAATTTTTCTTCA